GAATTGATACGGCCATGTAACAGACCAGCAAATGTATTACCTGTGTCGTCTACTTGCAAATCTGATTGTAGAGCAGGAGTGTATGAAAGAACACCAGCCATAGCCATTGCAGATGCTACGTCTGAGGATACGATCAATACGTTACCTTTACCTCTACGAGTTTGCTTGGCAATCACGTTAGCGTCACGCTCAATTTGGAAAATCAAACCTTTAAAGCGCTCAACTGACCAACGGCCGTTAGAGTCTGTATCAAGGTCGAAATAACCAGCGGTAGTTGTACCATACTGAGCACCAGCAACAGCACAGGTGTAGATTGTACGGATAACTTCACGGTTAATTTCAGAGAGGATTTCTGTAGACAGAATGTTTGACAATTCTGTTTCAGCATCAAGACCATGAACTGCTTTCAAGTCTTGTGCGAGTTCTAAAGAATACTCAGCCTTCAGAGCACGGGATTGTGCCGTTACAGTAACTTTCTCAATAGAGAAGGCCATCTGTTGGAATTGCTTGGTGTAGTCTGTATCTGTACCAAGAATCTCAGCGTTAGCTGTAGGCATTGCAATACCGGATGTGGTTGCGTTGCCAGTAGGATCTTGGAAGTTTGTGGAAAGGTCAGCTGCACGGGTTCCTTGGAAACCATAAGGATTATTTCCGGAGAATGAACCAGAGAATACCGTATTAGCTTCGTTGTAGAATGCTTCTGTACCAGTTTGACTTGCGTAACGTGCACGCATTGCAAAAATCAAACCTGTAGGACCAGTCATTGGCTGAACGCCAGCAACGTCATAAGCGATTAGATTTGGCAAAGCACGGCGTACTAATGAAATCAAGATAGGATCAAAATTGCTGATAGCAGATCCAGTAATGTTGGCCGGGGTGGAACCACCAGTGGCGGTCTCATTCAAAGCCATACGATCTTGATTCATAGCTTGTTGTTGATTCTCCAAAACAAGAGCTGTAACAGCTTTCTTGTAAGGATCGGTAATCGATTCGAGCTCAGGATGCTCGAGTACCGGTTGCCACTTTTTTTGTAGTTCTTCTGTTAAATACATTTTATAGTTCCTTTTTTTATGTATTATAGGTTAATTACTTAACCAAAGTTTGTGAAATGGTTTTTGAATAAAGATCCATCATTGGGTCGGCCGAAGCAACTGACTTCTTTTCTTCCTCAATTTGGACTTCATCGTCTAGTGAAGAATTGTCTGCAACTTTAACATCCGATTTGAAATATGATTCTTTCAAAGTTGTAAGTTTAGAAGCAAATTCTTCCTCAGTAGTAAATTCCACACCCTCTGCGAGTGATTTTAATTTTTCTACTTGAGTTTGGGGTAAGCCTTCACACGCTGTGTAAATGGCTTCAATTTTTTTCTGTTCGTTTAACTCTTTGGTTAACTCGACACCTTTGCTAATTTGTTCATTAAGAGCAGATTCAAGTTCATCAACCTTGTCGGTCAATTCACCAATAACGTCAACCTTGTCGGCAGGAATATCGATATAATGCTCTTCAAACAAACCTTTGAGACCAGTAATGAAGTCTTCCACGATTTCAGCACGGAGGCCTTTTTCAATGGCAAGTTCATTTTCTTTCATCCACTCCTCAACCATGTAGTTGAGATAGTCATCAACCTTAGCGGCCAAATCTTCTTTGATTTCTTCTACTGCGGTTTCAAATTGTTCTGTCAAAGCAACTTCAGCTTCAGCAATAACTTCTTCAGCACGAGCAATAACGGCAGCTTCAAAAATTGTGGAAGCTTTTTGAACGAATTCTTCAGAAAGGTTTTCACCGGATAAAAGAGCGTCTAAATCTTCTTTCATTTTTTCCTTTTTCATCATTTTTTTAATAAGAGCTTTATCTTCCTTCTCATCTTCGTGTTCTGCTTCAGCGATAACTTCTTCGTCAGATTCAGTTTCTTCACCATAAGATTGGAATGTGGCACCGGGATTGGCTTGCATTGTTTGTTTTGGTTTCATACCGGGTTTACGGTCACGAATTGTTTCGTAAGAATCTTCACCACCTTGAACATCAGATTCTTCAGCAGCTCTATCTTCAGCAGGTTGACCTTTGAGTTTCTTCATTGGTTCGGAACCCACAGGAGGTGTTGCGCCTGGAGGAGTTGCTGTAGGCGTACCTTTTGTTGGTTGTGGAGCAGCATCAGAAGTTTTGGTAACTTTAGTTCCGATGTCACCAACATCTTTTGTGCCGTAAGCAACAGCTGTGTTTAGTTTTTGTGGCTTGTCTTGACCACTTGATTTGGAAGAAATGTTTGAATCAAACGTTTCTTTGGCGCCTTCACCAACTAGAATTTGCTTAGCGGCTTCGGACAGATTAAATTTTGCCATTTTAAAAATCTCCTTGATTTATATGTATATTTATATTTAAAGTTTTTTCATGAAGTTTTCAAAAATGTGCAGACTTACTTCTTCAATCTCATGGCGTGAAGCCTGACGAATCTGTTGAATCGACTGAGAATGATCTTGTTCTGTCCATACACCATTGACTAACATCCATTCTTTACCTTCCATGATACCTTGTACAAACGCACCAGGCGCAGAAGGATCTGCTACAATATCTGCCGCTGTGGCTAGATAGAAATCGGGTTGAACGACATTAACTCCATTAACGTTCTTTAACGAACCCATACCTCTTGAAGATACACCTAATTGAGCGCCACCTTCAATAAGACTTCTGGCGATATTACCCATAGGAGTATCTAAAATTTTTGCTCTACCAATCCATGTATTACCATCTTCTCTTAATGATGTAATCATGTGTGATACACGGTCTAGATTGATACTTGGTGATTCAGGATGACCCAGCTCACCAAATGCACGATGTTTATTGATGTATTCTTCTGTATATCGAGCAACCTCTTTTTTCATGGTGTTGTATTCATACAAACGACCATTGCGGTTTTTCTTTTCCGCAACTAAAAAAGGACCCTCGATATGCAAAGATTTTTTGCCATCGGCTTCTTCTACCAGATAACTGACTGTTTCTGTAATTTCTTTTATGAGTTTCATTTATAGTCCCATTGCACTTCTGCGTCTTAAAGATATTTTTCTTTTTCTTAACGACTGCCTTAATTTGGCTCGTCTTTTAAACTTAGACCTTCTTGATGCCATTTTACGGTTTCTACGTTCAACAGGTGACATACGAACCAACTTACCACCTCTTGTTGTATAACCTTGTACTGCTGACAACTTTTTACGTCTTTGTACTTTTCCATTTCGAATACGGACACGAATCATCTTTGTTCGGCCCATCTTCATAATATTACCTTCTTCTAATTCATCTAAATCTACATCAAACATTTCTAAAGCCATGTCATCTTTAACATCAGTTAAAGCGTCATCTGCTAATTCATCGAGCCTTTCATCTAATATTCTTTTGGCTTCGAGTAAATCATTAGAAAAAATGGCATCAATTAATGATCTCATTATGGTGCTAAAGCGTATGGACCATAGTTAAATGCTGCTGGATCGGTCAATTGACCTTTGTCATAATATTTGTTATTTTTATGCAATTCAATAATTATTGTATATGCTGCATTGGCAGTTGTACCCACAGTTTTAATTGTTACGTTACCTGTAGGACCAATTGCATTGTTTCCAATTGATGGAAACTGGTATTGTGGATTAGTATCAAAAATACCTACACCAGCTGCAACAATAGTTTGTGATGTTGTTGTGCCTTGCCACTTTAATTGTAGATGACCAACTTCAGCATCTACAGAAGCAAGAATTCTTGAAATAGTAAACGCAGAATTGGCTAGACCAGCAGGAGTTGTATTGCCTGTTTGATAGTAAGCGCCATTGGCATTCAATGCACCAAATAATTTTAATGGTTCAATGATGACTGTTTCATTTTCGTCAGAATCAATAATACCAATACGTTTAATAACGGTTCTAGAATTAGTATCGACTAAAGTTTGTATGCTATTTGCGATTGCCATTTTTTTATCCTATTGAAATTCTAATGGTACTGTAGAGGACCATTTCATTGCTGTATATGGTACGGTTACATATTTATCTAATTTATCCACATAGTATAATGCCACCCGTTGACCATCAGAAAACTGTCTAACAGATTTTCTTCTCATCATTAGAACGGCTGGAGGATCCATTTGAGTTTCTTTTTTCTCTTTGGCCTCAGACATTAATTGTTTAAGTGTTTTCAACTTCTGTTTCCTGTTGTTCTTGGTCCAACTCTTGTTGTGGAGCAATTAAACTGTGTGCAATTTCTTGTTTCTTTGCTTCAATATGATCTGCCACTCTATCGTGAATTGCCGAATACAAAGCATTACGGAACTCTACGCCGTTATCATCGTGTGCAAAATCAATAATTTGTCTTGTTGTATCTGTCATTTTTTAATCTCCATTCCAATATTTATAATATTCGTTTCAGTTTCACCAATGTATTGGTTTCTTCTTTAACACTTGACTTGGCGGCCGCTTGTTGGGCCAATTCTGCCTCATGCTCTTGGTCTAACGGATGTTGTGGTTGTGATGGTACTTGTGACATCATTTGTGCTTGCGCCACATCATTGGTCACACCAACTGGTAATCCAAGACCTGCTTCTTTTTCTTCGTCCATCTCAATTTGCATCTCTTTAATATCATCATCATTTAGACGTAGAACATTTCTTTGAATCCATGATTGAGAGAAATAACGACCAGTATATGGGTCGATTGTTGCCAACAGAGCCAATCTTTCTTTCATTAATTCGGCATCTTTGAGTTCAGTAAAGTTATTATCTTTAATGAAATCATAGTGAATGTTAGTTCTAAAATCTTCCCATTCTTGGTCTGTACAAATACCTTTTAATACACATTGTATCCGTAACGCTTGGTCAAATAAATCAGAGAAACGATTACGTAAACGGTCTACAAATTTAGCAAACTTTAATTCGTCACGGGTAATCTCATTGGTGCGACCAAGAGAAAAACCAGATGTTTCTGGATTCAAACGAGATACAGGAACATTTAGTGCCTTGTATAGTTTCTTTTCAAAGTATTTGACATCTTCCAACTCACCTAGATTTTGACCACCAGGTAATGTAGTAATCTCTGTACCTTTTCCACCTTCACGGCGTGGTAACCAGAAATCTTCCATCATGGATAAAAATTTACGGTCATCACGGACTTCACCTGTGTTGGCATCGTATACAAGTTTATTTTTGTATTTTACCATAATGTCACGAAGGTATTGTTCTGCCTTTAACTTAGGTAAATTACCCACGTCAATATAGAAAATACGGCGTTCAGGTGCACGTGAGATACGATAGATAACAGTTGCATCTTCAATCATGCGTAACTGATTGAGTGGTTTAATTGCTTTGTGTAGATATGATAGAACTACAGCACGGCGAGAATCCATTAAACCAGAAACCACAGAGATAATAGAATCAGTAGTAATACGAACACCAACAGGACCAAAATTAGAAGAAGTACCAGTGTTAACTTTGTCGTTATACAGATAATACTCATTAATTACCTTCATAACTTCTACGCCAGTGCGCTCATCTTTTGTTTTTTTCATCTCACGTATTTTACGTAACTTACGTGGATCAACGTATCGTAATTCTTTAACACCTTCCATAGGTTTGGTTTGATCCACTATGATGTGGTAGAATAGGCGACCATCAACATAGTACCTACGGAAAATATCTTGTGCCATATTTTTATAATTCAAAAGTTTCATTACTGTTTCAAATTCAGTTTTAATGGCATTTTTAATTTTGTCTGGTTGTTTTAAATCGTCCAACACGATTTGAAGAATCTTACCATCATCATCTTGGCAAATTGCTTCACCAACAATATCATCAATAGCAGATTCAATTTCTGGCTGCATTGCCATTTCACGGTAACGTGAGATAAGTTCTACATCATTTTTTGCTGTGCCGTCAAGGTCAACGTATGTTCCATAATAAGCGGCTGAGGTAATTGTGAGAGCGCCATCATCGTTTGACGGAGGCGTAAAAGATTGTTGCACCGTTTGGTCATCTTCGACCTTATTTCGTGCAATTGTGAAACCAAAAAGAGAGAATTTATTAGCTGCCATATTGTGTTATTCCAATTCAAAAAAACATAATGAGAGAGACCTTGGTCTCTCTCGTAAAATAAAATAAATTAACTTGTTGTATCTGTTTCCCACCATTGATATGCGAATGTTACTGCGTATTCTTCAATAGTGTCGTTAGAACCCCAATCTAAATCAATGGGGGCCAGATCAAGTGGATACAATCCAACAAATTTGTAAGTTTTCAATGTGTCGCCAGTTTTTCCATACTGTGTAACTAATGCATCTACGGTATAACCAGATGGACCAGCTGCAGCACCTGTACGGACATTGCCTGCGTGACTATTGATGCCGTTCATCCACGATTCTAAAGCTCTACGAATTGTGAAATCTTCGTCATTAATAATCTGTAATGTCCAATCAGCAAACTGTCGATTACCAGCAAATTTTAATTCTCGGCCAAAATAAAATAATGGTACTTGGCCAATTGTTGAACCAGGCAACTGAGCAGTTTTGGCCATAAATGTGGTTTTCTGACCGGCTGCTGTGCCATTTTCTGCAATTGTTGTT